GTCGTACTGGCAGTAGAACCGCCGGTTGTCTTGATCGTAAACTGGACCGGGATGCTGTTCGCATGAGCGAACAGCAGACCAATCACCGAACCGTTCATCTCGGCAGCGGTGAGATTTATGGAGTACTGACCATTGCCCTCTTCGGTAACGGTCCCACTCAAGGTCTCCTGGGTGCCACCATCGATTGTCTCGTACTTGGTTATAGCACCCGCAACACTTGTTAAGGCTGCACCGGTATCCTTGTTCACCAGGGCAAATGTAAAACCAGTAACCGCCTGGTTCTGAACGAAACTCATACAACCGCTCTTTCAGTCTTCTTGACAGTCTTGATTGGCTTGACAGGAGGTGTCAGTTCATCTGCCAGCACAGCAACAAGGCAGGCAAGCTGAAGATCCAACTGCCCATTCGCCTTCTTGTGATAAAGGGTCAACACCTTGTCGTATAGCTCAACGATATTCTCCGGTATCTCTCCGCCGTAAATTTCTGCTAACTCTTCCATTTCATTCCCCTCCATAAAAAGGTGGTATGGTGCCGGGAAAGGAGACCCGGCACCATACCAGGCGACACGGGTTAATTCGCAATCTGCTCAGCCTGGATACAGGCAACCCAATCCACATGAAGGATCGGGTCAGTCGTACCAGCCGAATGACAAACTAAAGTTGGTGTCATTGCAACAATCGGAATCTGAGTCGTGTGAGCAGTCTTCGCAACACCGTTAACAAACGGCGTAATCTTGCTTGTACCATTCACAAGGAAACCGATCTTGAAATACTCATCATCAGTCAGAGTATGAAGCCCGGTAGACGAATCTCGACTACCAGCCTTCTCACTATGGAAATCCACTGCACCATCATCATCAAGATGCTCAAAAGCGATATGATTCGCCGTTGAGTTAGCACCCGATGCAAGGACCGTGGTATCAACCACAGCAAGACCGACAAGCAAGTTGCCCGTATCACTGCCGCTGGTTCCGATGTCAGCGATCTTTACCCTGGCTTCAAAGTAGATCTTTGAGCTAGCAGTGGGGATAAAACTTGAAGCACCGGCGGCACCACCCAATTGGATCTGCACACCCTGGTTGTTCGTCGTAGCTGCTGAATCCAGCAGCAAGACGCCACCCTTGGCGGCAGGGTCCAGTACAGCAGTACCAGAGGTTGCATTAGTTAACACCCAGCGATAACTGGCATCGTCAAATGCCAAGAAATCATCAATAAACCCAAAACCCTCTCCCAGGCCACCGGTTAACACTTGCGTTAACGGAGCTTGGTGCCACAGGTTCGGACTCAATCCACGACCGATTGAACCGGACTTGGCTTGTGGTCTTGTATATAGATCTGCCATTACAGAATCTCCTATCTAGTAAAATTAAGCGACGTAACCGATAAAGTTTCGTCGGCGGTTGTAACAAACAAAGTTACCCCAGTTATCCATGTGGACTTCGCGAACGGTATGCTGACGCGCCGCTTTTGCCGGAGCATGGCGTACCATGTGCTTGCCCTTGCGGAAGAAGTAGCGAAGTGTTCGCCAGTTCACACCGTAGATCGGATCACTGGTATCATTGGTTTGCAGGTACGGAACCCAGACAACCGGGTTGCCTTTAAAGACTGCACTACCTGCATACTTCGCAAGGTCAACACCAAGGTTGTCATTGCGGCCTTCCAGCAGCTTCTCGAGTTTCTCAACTACGTCGTAGTTGGTATAGAAACCCCAATCGCTTTCCCCACCACGAGCCAGTTCGGCGTAGTTGCGAGGTGCCTGGAAGTTCGTAAACGCGATAGCCTTTCGCCACTTGGCGAGACAGTCATCACGACTAACGGACGTATAATTAAACGCCCAGTTCTTCCAGTTCGAGTAAGTCGAGCTGGAGAGGCCACCAGCACCGGAAGTAAAACCACTGGGGTTTCCACCGGTAAAACCACCACCAGGGGTCGTCGTGGATTTCTGAATCCAAAACGGCACACCACTGGGCGGTCGAGGTGACACGGTACTGCTACTGGGTGCGGACCACATGGCTTCTTCCATGTGCTCAAAAAAATCATTGTACATCGAGTGTTCGCGTACTTCGATTTCCCGAATGATGGTCTCACGATCACTTTGCATCGCGTCTTCATCAATGTCGTAGCTGAAGTTAACGGTCTGCTTAGACCACTGTTGTTTAGCCTGCTGAGTCAGGTCCTTCACTCCAGTAGCATCCACAGCGTACAGTTCACTGTTCTTGGCAGTCCCGGTATTAGTTACCTGGATCTTCCAGTTCAGTTGAACACCACCCTTTTCAGGGTCTTTACCCTTGGCTTTAAACATCTTCGAAGCAAAGATGTGGTGCTGGTTATCTAACGAGATATCCACCCACCGGCGCTTCTTGAAGTTGTCAAGCGTCAGGTTGACAAAATCATCTAGTTGGTCGGGTAGCAAAGGCATATTCCGACTCCTATATTACAAACCGCTCTACAGATCCCCGTTATCCTTCAGGTAGCCATCGAAGGCATCCTTCAGAAGCGGGTTATCCACAGGATCGTCAGTCGGAACACTGGTCTTCTTCGCACTCGAGCCGGAACCTAGACGGCTCCTGGCCTGTTTGCGAACACGATCATTGAACGACTTGCGGTTCTGGTTATCTACTTCATTTGAAAACGTAGTTCGATACGCTTGACCAACAAGGTCAGCCATCGGGGGCATTTGTCTCCCCTGCTGCTGATATCCTGCTGCCAGAACAAGAACCTGATCGTACAGCTGCTCACGATTCTGAGCTTCCGTGCTATCCTGCTGCAGGTCCTGGTAACCACTTTCTCCAAACAACTTGCCATTGGAGAGTTCACCAACCGCTTCATTGAAGCTATCAAGCTCAGACCTGTATTGTTGGGTCTGCACTTGCTGTTGTTGACCGCCAATAAACTCCTGCTGACTCAGGACTGCCTGGGCCAACACGGACATCTGGCCGTCGTAATGCGATTGCATTTCGGCAGCCAGTTCGTTGATCTTGTCACGAAGACCTTCGTCATAATCTTCATCCAGACCAACTTCAAATCGCTTGGCAGCAGATTGCTCTCCCGGCGTATCCGTGGGCGTTTGCTGAGCACCCTGCTGTTGCTGAAGCTGCTGCATCTGCTGGACCTGCTGGTAATACCTGCCAGTCGATTCAACATGACGACGCAAAGCATCTTCACTGGCGTAATCACCCGGGTTTATCCCGTAATAATTCGCCCACTGCACAAGATTATCGTCACCCGGGGTATCATCGGGTTCCGTCCCCTGTGCAGGTTGAGGTTCGTCAACCTCCTTGGAGTCGCCGGAAGGTTCATCGGCGTCTGCACTTGTTTCTTCAGGCTCGTTCTCCTGGTTTATTTCTTCAATAACATCGAGGTCTTTTTCCGTAAGTTCGACCTCTTTTTCTTCTTCATTAGTTATATCAGTACTCATCATATCCCCCTAATAGTTTTTTGGTGCAGAGTCGCCGTAACCTGCATCCCTGTCACATAAACCACGATGTCTCAGGTAAGCAGCACGCTGCTTCCTGCTAGTAAAAACAGCTGTTCCATCGGAGTCAAAACTGACTCCCGTGAAGCCAGCATTCTTTGCATCCTCGTTAAACTCCTTCACCTGCTGTGGAGCGATGCCAGCAGCATCGCTCTTCAAGCCTGTTGACCAACCATTAGCGCCAAAATATCGCCCGCCAGCAGCTTTGGGCTGCTGGCCGTGGGGCTGATCATGCCAGCGCAACTCACCATCGGAATCCTTGTACAGGTACTCTCTTAATGCCATCTAAGCCTGTTGCCTCCCGAACTGGGCCATCTGATCCTGGTTAGGCTGACCACCCTGCAGCAGTTGCTGCATGGCGTTACTACGACTCTCTGGCGTGCCCCCGGTGGGTACGCTTTTACGTATAGTCTCCCGCACAGTGTGGGCTGCTTGCTTGGGGATCTCGGGAGTTGGACCGGGACGGTCTTCCTTCGGCTCCTCGAATCGGATCAACCCCTTCAATCTCGGCAGATCCATGAGTTCCGAATACATCTCGACCAGCTCCTGCAAATCAATCATGCCGCCCATCTCCTGAAGCTGCTGCTGCATCGGCATCGCAATCTGGGTCAGGAAAGTAGTCAAACCATTAATGCGCTCCGAGGGTGACTTGTACTGCATGGAAAATGGCTCGATCTCGAAGTTGTAATCAAGGAAATCTCCCTCACGCATCTCACCGGTCCACTCGGACTGGAAAGTAACCCCCTCTTCCTGGAACTCCAGGGACGTTTCCTTCACCTGGTCAATCCACAGTAACCAACCAAGATCTCGACATAACTCGGAAGCAAACTTCACCACTCGGTACTGCATGTTCGCTTCGCGTTTACTAACTGCACCATGGATCAACTTGTCCTGACCAAGGGTCTCGGACTGGGGACCGAGACCCGCCATCGCCTGCAGGTTCCCGGCCATACGGTCAAACATATCTGTCATACGCATGCCAAAAGCCTGGTTGGCCTGATCCACGCCACCCATCTTCATCACGTTCACTGTGTCCGGGTTATCAACCCTTGTCCACTCACCATCAGAAGCCTGTTCAATCCGCTTGGCATCATCGTGATGACCGGCCTGGTAGAAAGGAATGTCCTTCTGTCGCTGGGCCTGGCGGCGCTGCTTCCTGAGCAACCCGTTGATAATGTCCGACAACGGTTTCAGGTTCATGGCAGGAGAGATGCCCATGATATGATCAGGGACATCGCCAAAAGAAAGGATATGGAACGGACCCCGCTCAGGACCCTGCCACTCCATGACACGCAGGGGTTTCTCGGCATTATGTACCGGCCAGGTAACAATCAGGTTCTCCTGTGGAAGCCAGACATCCATCAGGTCGATCATCGGTTCATACTCGTCAGGATCACCTTCGGAGCGAAGCATATTCCTGACACCCGTGTTTCCATCTTCACCATCGGAATCAGCAAACTTACTGGTGGGCTGCAACTCCTTGGTCAACTTCGGATCAAATGCAATATCACGCTGCATCTTTTCAAAACTCATGCGGTACTTGTTCAGCGCGAACTTCACCTTGCGCCAACTGGTCGCCTGCGTGTCATAAACAAAGTCATCAAGACTGATATTCTCAGC